CTTCTGGTGCAAATACTGGTGGCCTTGGGTTTCGTGGCCTTTAAAGGTAGATATGCAGCCATTTAACTACACAATAAACACCGGTGGTGCTAATGAGGCATTCCAACAAGGAATGAATCAGACTGCCGGACTAATGGCAACTGCTGCGGATTTCCAGAAATCGCAAGCAATGATTGTTGCTGCGCAGCAAAAAGCAGAAGCAGACGCATATAAACGTCAGCGGTTCCAATCTGTCTCGCAGAATCCTAACTCGAAAGATGTTCAATCATTGTTGTTGGAATTCCCGGAATTGCACGAGGGTCTAGGTAAATCGCTTGATTTCATGTCAGCAGACGAGAAAAAGAATACGCAAGCAATGGCGTTTTCTGTTTTGTCCGCTCTTGAAAATGGTAAAGATGACGCGGCGGTGCAGGTTATTGACCAACAAATAGACGCAGCCAAAAACGCTAACGATACTGCCAGCGCAAAACGACTGGAGGTATTGCGCAACTCTGTCATTGCAAACCCTAATGCGGCGCGGTTTTCTCTTGATGGCCTTTTGTTTTCGACAATGGGTAAGGATTACGGCGACCTTCGCAAGAATCTAGGCGAGGATAAGCGTGCCCAAGAGTTGCAACCGATGGTCGCTGATAAGGCAAAGTCAGATGCCGAGAAAGCACGATTTGACGTAAAAAAGACCAGTGCCGAAGCGGTCATTAAAGAGGTTGAAGCGAAGTTTGCGCCTCAAAACATAATGGCCGAACTTGGATTGAAGCGAGCACAAACCAATCAAGCTAATGCTGCTGCAGGCGCTTCGTCTGCGTCTGCTGCTGCATCTCGCGCAACAGCCAATCGCGCCAATGCCGAGGCCGGTCAAATGCGACAAGGCATTATTCCAGCAGAAAAGCGCCCGGAGGCTGAGGGCAAATTCAGAGAGGAATACGCCAAGCGCACCGCTGTTTATCAGGATGTCAAGGCGTCATACGGTAGAGTTCTTTCGTCGAACAATGATGCCGCTGGCGATCTGTCTCTAATCTTTGGCTACATGAAAATGCTTGATCCCGGATCGGTTGTCCGTGAGGGTGAATTCGCAAACGCACAAAATGCAGCGGGCGTGCCTGAACGTATTCAGAACATCTACAACAAGGCGGCAAGGGGTGAGCGACTGACAGATGGACAGCGCAAGATGTTTAAGGGCCAAGCCAAATCGCTTTACGATGTGGCGGCAAAGCAGGAGAACGAAATACGCACGGGTATTTCTCGTATTGCCAGTGGCTACGGACTGAACAATGACAACATCTTTTACACGGGCAAAGAAGCTGCCCCTGTTGAGCCATCTCCAGGCTCCCAATCGGCTGCGCCATCGAGCAAAAACATTGATGCTCTTTTGAAAAAGTACGGGCAATAAATGGCTACCCTGCAACAGCTTGAACAGGCCCTAGTGCGGGCTGATGCTGCCGGAGATATAGACGCGGCTCGGCAACTTGCTGCCGCTATCAAGGCAGCACGCGCCGAACCTCAAGAGAATCCTGGACTTCTAACCCAAGTCGGGCGTCAGGTCGGTTTAACCGGTCGGTACGCAATGGAGGGTGTTGCTAACGCTGTTGGCGTGGTGACGAATCCTGTTACCGCCATGCTTGAGCAAGCAACTGGCCGCGATCTGCAAACCGTGCCAGAACTGGCGTCTAGGGGCGCTGATGCGATGGGACTGCCTAAGCCACGTGGGGCAATGGAGAACGTTGTTGGCGCGGCTTCTAGGGGTGTTGCTGGGGCTGTGCCATTTATTGGGGCTGGTGCTGCTATGTCTGGCGCGGCTAGCCCTGTGACTCAGGCGGTCGGGCGTGGAATGGCTGCACAGCCTGCGGCGCAATTGGCATCAGGTGCTGGCGGGTCGGGCGCTGCTGAGGTGGTCAATCAAGAAGGCGGCGGGCAGGCCGCGCAGTTGGCTGCATCGCTTGTCGGCGGCGTGGCTGGCTCTGCGCTGGCTAATCGAGCAACGACCCTGGCTCAGGCTCCTAGGTCCGTTCAGCCTCAGATTGTCCAAGACGCACGGCAGGCAAATATTCCGTTGATGACGACTGATGTAGTTCCACCTCGGACCTTTATCGGCAAGTTCGCACAAGGCGCAGGCGAAAAGATTCCTTATGCGGGCACGGCTGGACTCAGGTCAACCCAGCAAGCGGCGCGAGTTGATGCGGTCAAGAAATTGGCCTCTGACCTTGGGGGTGATCTTGATAAATTGCCGGATCAGGCTATAGCCCAATCCCTGCGAACGGGCCGCGCTGCTGAGGTTTCAAAGTACGTAGATTTGAAGCAAAGCGTTTTCGACAAGTTGGACAACGCTGGTGCCATGCCTGCAGCTAATGTTTCAAAGCATGTAGACGATGAAATACAGCGACTTCAAGCCCTGGGTACAAGGGACTTTGACCCGCTGGTTTCAAAGCTGGATGACTTCAAGCAGGCAATCCAAGGCAAGACAATTAATCAGGTGGAATTGTTGCGCAAGCAATTGGGCGAGAAACTGCAATCTGATGAATTCACATCGATTGCTGGCGAGTCACAAAAGGTAATGCGATCAACCTATGGGGCGTTGAAGTCTGACATTGAATCTTTTATCAAGACCTCTGCCAGTGACCGTGATGTCACTAAATGGAAAGTGGCTGATAAGCGTTTGACATCCCTAATCGGCGAACTTGATTCGACTGCCTTTAAACGCGCCTTGGATAAGGGCGACGTTACACCCGAAGTCGTTCGGAGTTTGTTGTTTAGCAAGAACCGTAGCGACGTTCAGCGCCTGTACAAAACGCTAACGCCAGACGGCAGGGCGGCGGCTCGTACTGCAATCATGCAAGAGTCCATTGAAAAAGCTGGTGGACTTGAGCAGATTAGCCCGCAGAAATTCGCTACACAGTTAGAAAAGCGATCCAATCAGTTGGGCATTTTCTTTACTAAGGATCAGAAGGCGCAAGCCGATGGGCTTATCCGTGTGGTGAAGGCCACCCAAAGAGCCAGCGAGGCGGGGGCGGCGCCTATGACAGGCTATCAGGCTGTTCCGGTGGTGGGTGCTGCATTCCTTACTGATTTGCTAGGCGGTGCCGGTGCTGGTCTAGCCTCTGGTGCTGGAATCGGCTTATTTGCCCGCGCCTATGAATCTGCACCAGTGCGAAACCTGCTAACCCGCATGGCATCTGTCAAACCGAATTCGGCGGAAGAGGGCGCAATTGTCCGCAGAATTGTCCCGATGCTGCAAGAAATGACGCAACCGAAGGAAGAAAATAATGATTGAAGTTCGCCCGCCCGCACCGCAGTTTTTTGATACTGACGGCAGTCCTTTGGATGCTGGCTATATCTACATTGGAACGACTGGCGCAAATCCAGAAACAAACCCGCAGGCTATCTTTTGGGATAAGGATGGAACTATCCCGGCTGCACAGCCGATTAGGACTCTTAATGGCTATCCATCGCGAGATGGCGCCGTGTCCAAGTTCTACACGTCGACAAAAAACTACTCTATCAGCGTAAAGGATAAGCGCGGCAGTCTTGTTGGTGGGGTGCTTAATTCTGATTCTGGAGTATTTGACGAACTGACGGCGCTTACATCGGCGGCTGGTATTGGATATGACCCCCTTAGCGCTGGAATGGCGTCTAACAATGTCCAAGACGCCATTGAAGAGGTACAAACAAACGTTGAAGCGGTGGCGGCTGATGTCGCTAGCTTGGCAACAACATACTCGGGAATTATCAACCTGTTTGCCAACTCGGCATTTATCATAAACACTCGCGCTTATTCATCTGGCACAAATACAGGCGCACCAAATCAATATACGCTAGACCGGCTTCGCGTTGTTGTTTCTGGTCAAAGCGTGATAATTTCTGTATCGACAACATTCGGATTCAGGATAACAGCCCCAGCCGGTGGACTTGAGCAAGTAATCGAAGGATCAATGATTACTGGCGGAGATTATGCGTGCTCATGGGTTGGCACGGGAACTGTGACGGTAAACGGCGCAGCCAGGGCGAAGGGTGAAACCTTTAATCTTGATGCAGCCGGGAATTGCACGGTTCGCCTAGTTGGAGAATTTGAACAATTCATGTTCACCCGTCCGAACATGGTAGGGCAATATGAATACGATTACGTTGATGATCTTCTTTACTGCCAACGATATACCCGATTGAATTCACCCGGCGTCGGCTTGTCTGTTAGCACGACCTCCGTAAGCGGTATTGCGGTTAGCTGGTCACCTCCCATGAGAATAACCCCGACAGCGTCCCTGTTTAACGGAACTTCCGCATTATTGGAGCCGGGAGTTGCTGCGCGAGATGCTACATCAGTGGCGGCATTTAACGGCAATGAAAGCGGCGGCTATCTGGATATAAACGGCACTTCAATTGTCAGTGGCAAGCTTCACACGCTTATTCATAACAAAGTTTTGTTCACCGCTGAATTCTGAACATGATTGATCTTCGCCAATACTTCCCGACGGGGAGTAATACCATTGTTTATAACAGGTCAGATGGCACGCATCATGCAAGATATACATTTACGCGGAACCATCCAAGTTTTATACCTTTATATGAATCATTGTTAAAGCTTCCGAATCTTGACGGCGAGATTTGCGTCTGGCAGAAAGAGCACTTTAACAACGAATGGACAACCTCGACTTATGGCGTTTTGTTTTTGGGTAATGACCTATCGGTAACAGAAGTTGGCGATTGGCTGCACCTTGGCAATGGGAATTTTGGGGCCTTCGGTTATCAAAACGCCAACGGGGACAACTGCGGTTTGAAGTGGTCGCCCGCTGGTGGCCTTTCAGAAGTCCCGCAATATGCAGAAATGCTGACGGTTTCTCAGGCATATCCTGGCGCGGCATTTTCAACAAGTGGGGCGTCTTGTTACGCAGAGTCTGGCCTGATTGACGTCATTCCATCAATGGAAGTTGGTGGACAGGTGTTTAATGACGTTGTACACATGGTGATGTATCACGGTGTTAACTTGCCCGGACAAGTGCCAGTAAAAGCTGACAGCCTACCGCTAACCGCACATGGCGTGTATTATCGCAACCGTTCGGAATGGAATGAGTACGCGATGGAGCTATGGTTAGCCCCTGGGGTCGGAGTGATTAAAGAGCGCATCCCATTTATTGAGAATGCGGAGTGGTGGGGGCTTCCTAACTTCGTGGGCGATCTTTTCGGCAATAACTGGATATTTGAGGCGCAGCCATGATAGTTATCTACACGCTATTGGTTTGCTGGGTGTTCTGGCACGGTTATATCCATGCAATGGGGCTCTATCGCGCAAGACTTAAAGGCCGTCTGGTCGGGCTTCCTCTTGTGCTGTCCATCCCGGTGATTCTGGTCACGTTCATTCTTGACGTGATTCTGCAGTTCACTGTCGCATCGCTCGTGTTTTGGCAAAAGCCTACGGGCGTCGGATTCGAAACGCGCAAGGTAAAAGGCATTACGGTTCCGTGGCCTGTCGGCGATTGGTTTGTGACTGACCGTTTACGCCGATACATCGCTCAGGGGTCTGGGTGGAGATTCAAAGTGGCCGATGTGATCTGCTATCGATTGACAGACCCATTTGACCCAACAGGCGCACATTGCGATTCTGATCCCCCTGTCCTGGCGGAGGCTCCCAAGTGAGATGGAAACAAAAAATAGCCATCGCCCTGGCAGCGCTGTTCTCGAGCAAAGCGGCGTGGTCAACGGTTGCGGCGGGAGTCGCAGGGACCACCGCGCATCAGCTTGGGCGCGATCCTGTTCCGTGGCTGATCGGGGCGGCTGCGGTGACTGTGGTCTATGCGTACTTTAGACCCGCTGACAAGCCAAAGGCTATCGCCAATGGCGTCATCTCCGTCTTGCTTGGAGGGATTGGGGCGCCATTCCTCGGGGCCTACCTTGTCAAGTGGGAATGGATTGATCCGGCGCCGATCAACGATTGGGCTCTGGCGTTTGTTCTTGGTGCTGGCTGGCCTTGGCTTGTGCCTATTGCCCTTGACTTATTCAAGCGGCGGGCAGGGAGGGCAGCAGATGGGAACTGATTCTGATCTGGTGATTCGTGTCGTCGCCTTTGTCATCGGCTTTTGGAATGCTGGGCATTACTTCGTTGCGGCGAATCAGCTAAGGAAAGCTGCGCATTGGGAGAAAGTGATTCTCTTTCCTGCGCTGGTGGCTGGTCACATAGGGATGTGCTTTTCTGCCGTGTTATACGGCTCGGGGGTGGTGATGCTTGTCGGCGCCGCGCTGTGGGTTTTGCTGTCGATCAAGGATAAGGTGATCTGGAATGCTGGCGCCTACATGAGTGAGGTGCTGGATAAGCGCGAACGGATGAAAGAGCAATTGCGGCAAGCCTACAACCTGCACAAAAACCAATTGCTCACACCCTGGGAGAACGTCAAAGACTTCATTACACCAAGCGGTTACTCAGAGGTAGCTGATTCCGAAAGCAAAGAAAAGGAACGGGCATGAAAACATCACCGCGCGGTGTTTCGCTGATCCAAGAGTTCGAGGGCTTTTCACCTGTTGCTTACCGTGACCCGGTGGGGATCTGGACCATAGGTTACGGGTTCATTGAAGGAGTGAAGCAGGGCGACAAGATCACGAAAGAGCAAGGCACAGCCAGGCTCAAGCGCGAGATTGTGAAATACGAACAGGCCACGATGCAGGCCACTGGCGGCAACGTCAATCAGAACGAATTTGACGCGCTGGTGTGTTTTGCTTTCAACGTTGGAACTGCTGGCATGTCTCGATCCAGCGTCATCAAGGCGCACCAGCGTGGAGACAAGCAGGCGGCGGCGCGAGCGTTTGCGCTGTGGAACAAAGCGGGGGGAAAGGTCTGGCCTGGGCTTACAAGACGCAGGGCCGCTGAAGCTGCACTGTACCTTGAGCCTGTCCATGATGACGTGAGCGATCCGGCGTACGGCCCGCGTGTCGGGATGCCTCAAGCAGTGGAGCCTGAGTCGTCAATGACTGACAGCGCCATCAACAAAGCGGCAGGCGCGGCGGGTGGTGTGTCGGCTATCGCTGCTGCAGCGAGTCAGGTCCGGGACGCGCTGGGTCCGTACCTGGTCCCCTTGCTGTTGGTGGCGGTGGTCGGCTTGTGCGGCTACATCGTCTGGCAGCGGGTCAAGCAACGTCGGGAGGGCTGGGCATGAACAGTGAAGACGGACTTTTACCAGACGTGGCCATCGTCATTGTTTTGGTGGCCGCTGTGTGGCTTTTCGGCTCCATCGGGCCAATTGCATCGGATTGGATACTGAAATGATGTGGCTATCCCTGCTCACAAACAAATGGGTGCAGCGTGGCGCCCTGGTCCTGGCGCTGATCGCGGCCTTCCTTTGGTACAGGCATAGCCTGATTCAGGAGGGCATTGAGCGCGAGCAAGCGAAAGTAGCTCAAGCCGTCGCCGAACAAAAGGCCTTGGCCGATGCCCAGGTCAAAACATGGAAGGAACAGGCAAATGAAGTCGATGCCAAAAACCAAGAGCTTCAAGACAAGCTTAAGACTCTCAGTGCTTCTAACAAGTCTCGCGCTGCTGGGCTGCAGCAGTCCGCGCCTAGTGCCCAGCGTATGGCCGGAGCTTCCGCCGAAACCTGCGGGGCAAATGCCGCCGAAGCCGAGCACGATCTTGGAGAGTGTGCAGTCCGATATTCAGCGCTGGGAGACGCGGCGGCTGAAGCGGCTGGAAAGGCTTGGGAGTTCCACGACAAATGGCCCGCTTACACCGAGTTCCAGGGCCGACTCGAAACCTTCAAAACCCAACTGAAAGGCAACCCATGAAAACCATTCTCGCCCTTGTGCTGGCCGTATTCCTGACCGGCTGTGCTACCGACATGAGCAAGTATTACGAGGTCCAAGGCAAGGCCATTGAAGCCGACAACAATGCAGTCATGGCGCTGGCCGCTGCTGCTGCGACCGGCAACCAGGGCGCGATCATGGCGCTGGCGCTTCGCAAGTCTGCAGCCGGTTCTATCGCGGTTCCACAAGATAAGGCGATGGCCTGGGCGTCGATCCTGATTCCCAGCTTGACCAACGTCTACGGCATCAACAGAAACGCCGCGATTTCCATGAAACAGATTGACGCGGAAGTGCAGCAGTACGGCTTGACGATGGGCACGCTGGGCAGCATTGCAGGCCAAGGCATCGAAGCCGCAAGCAAGCCACCCGTGATCGTTGAACCGGTCGAGGTTCCTGTCGTAGAGCCTGCGCCAGTCACTCCGTAAAGGTTGTCTCCTGGGTTGCAAAGCCCTTTCCCGCTGGCCTAAAAATCAGCGGGTTTTTTCATGTTGTCCAGCATCTCTTGCGTGATCTGGAAGCTTGGAAGAATGATCGGATCAATGCGCGTGCTGTGAATCTTCACAAGCCGGTCAACGTAGGGCTTGATCGCTCGCTGATACTCTTCCTGAATGCACCTGATTTGCTCATGCAGGTACTCTTCTTCGGTCATCGGTTTGGCCATATCAGTCCTTTAGTAGATCGTTGATAGCGGCGACAGACGCCTTTGACTGCTCCCAGGCAGAGAATCTAGTATCGCTGTCATGGCTTGACGAATAGACGGACACTAGGCGCAACTGAGCATCCATCGCCTTCCATAGCGCAGCTTCTAGCGCTTCTATGCGGTCGGCTGCGTCCGCAACATCTTTCGTTGTCAATTCGATGCCGCCATCAGGGGTGACATCAAATCCATGAATGACCTCTTGGCATAGGCCTCTCGCCTTGCGGCGGCGCTCGCCGTATGCGCGCAGTCTTTTAACCAGATCGCTCATTTGACCTCCGGGGATGCTGAAAGAATGGCGCATCGGCAAGCATTCCACCCATCTGCATAGGCATATGCAGAATCATTATCTGCCGACGCTTCTCGAATAGGTGGAACAGCAGCAGCCATACCAGCCTTGTGACCTCGGTCGTAGTGACGTGCAAATTCATACTCCATCGTGGCTGTTGGGATGGAAACTCGTACTTGTGCAGCCATACCAGCCTTATAGGCTTCTTCTTGGATGGCGCGGACGGTTTCAAGAAAGAACGCACGCCGCTGGTGCCACGACGTGAGTTCTTCGACTTCGATGAAGCCATCAGGCTCGGGCAATTTAGGCATCATTTCCGCTTCTCCAAATAGTCTTTGACCAGTTTCAAAATATCCGAGTGCTGATCCTTGGGCGCAAGGATGCGAAGCCACGACCAGCCGGATAGCTTTAGCCGGTCGCGGCGCTCTTGCTGGCGTTTGGCGGCTGTTGGGTCTTTGGGGGTCATTGTTGATAAGCCTTTGACCTGATTTCCCAAAGCACATCGTGAACGGCTGGTCCGGTGCTGGCGTCGTGGGCAATGTTTCCAATTTCCAAAAGCAGATCGCCAAGACGGTCAATTTCTCTTTCCATTTCCTCAAGTTTGTTGGCAATGACTGAAAGCTGCTCAAGTGGCAAGCTTTCGTCAGCAGAATCGAATGATCGGATCATGTTAACAATTGATTCAGTGCTGCTCATATCAGGCCCCGTAGATGTCGTTGGCGATGGTGGCGGCAGACTTGCCGCTGGTGCCAGGGTGGCGTGCGCCAAGTTGAATTGCTTCTTCGTCATCAGAGAACCAGACCGCAACCGTGCCGTTTTCAGCGACCGTGTAGAACACCTCGTCATTGATCCAGCCTGCAACATTGGCGGCGCTTTTGTTGATGATGACGTTTGCTGCTGCGATGTTCATTTTGTTTGCTCCGATGTGTGTTGCGATGGATGTAATGTAGTCCGTGACGCGTCACAAGGTCAAGGGTCACCCGACGAACGGTAGTGCTCCAGCTTTGATGCGTCGGTACACTTGCGCTGCTCTTCGCAAGAAAAATTCTTCTTGAACATTTTGGAGATGGCCATGTGAATACAAAAGCGGCTCTTCGCAAGAAAGAGCCATCACGCATGCGGATTGCATGGTATGTGGGGATACCCACCGGCGAAGGTTCGACTCCTTCATCAATCCTTGGTGGCCGACTACGGCTCGAATCCGTGGGGCAGTCCGCAGTCGTGATGGTCAAGCGCAAAGGATGCCGCCGTAATGGTGGTCACACTGACGCAGGCCCTGGGGTTCCGGGGCGCCATCAACAATATGGCCGCAGCCTCTGGCTTGCTACGTTGCGGTTTTCATTGCTGTGCAGGAAGTATCAGTAGCCGAGGGCCTGCACCCCGTTGGATGGCTACAGTGGCAAGGCACAGCGCCAGAAGCTGACCAGGGAACCCGCTTCGGCGGGTTTTCTTTTGCCTGAAAGTGTAGGCATCGTGTGTAGGCATCTAGCGGCGTGGCTGATGCCGGGCGCCTAGGCATATTTTTGGGCGGCTGCGTAAGCTTGCCTTGCCTCTTCAATGGTTCGCGTTTGTGCTGTGTGGTACTCCCTCCCAATATCTCGGCTTATTGCTTTGTACAACTCCTTGCGGCCCATTTTCCCGCTCTGCCATATTGGGTCAATAAGTGCATGTAAATGCTTCCGAGCGTCTTTCAGCTCTGGTGTTGGTATGCAGCCCAGCGGCGCGGTTCTGTTTTTGGTTTTGTGGTGACATCCGACAAAGTTGCCGCACGCATCGCAGCGCCAGAACGGAAGGCTCCGAAGGTCTGGCCGGTGCGGGTAAATCTCGCTTCCGTCTGTGAGTCTTGCGCATACCTCGGAGGCGCACCCGCAGCAGTAAATTTGCTTTTCCATGGCGGTCAAATATCCACACCAGCAGCCCGAAGCGTAGAACGCTTCCAGCCCTTGGTCTTCTGAGATAACCGCACGTCATACGGCGGCAGCTTCCCGGACTTCATAGCCCGGCGCAGTGTTTCGCCGCAGACATCCAGCCGCTTTCGCAGCTCTGGCGGCTTGATGATTTCGTCGGTCTGGTCTGTCATAGCTGTTGCACGTTGATGGCATACACCTCGACCGGCTCAGGTCCGAAGTGCGGGTGTGTGATGGTGGTTTCTCGCAGGCCGCGCCATGGCAGCACAAGGCGCCGTTCGGTGTCGTCGCGGCTTGGGTAGCCCAGCGTCAGCACCACGCGGTCAAATGTCTTGCCATCAAGCCGCTTGCGCCAGAACGGCGTGCGAAGCCGGAACTCTTCGGGCTTCGTCCCGGCCTTGATGGCGTTGAAGTATTCGGCTTTCAGGGGTAGTACAAGGTCTGTCATAGCGGGTCTGTGTTGGGCTATTCTTCGTATCCAATTGGGACGGTCAAGACACGGCATCCGCCAGTCCTGCACATTTCATCGACAAGACGCTCGGCCTGATAGGTGTCAATGGCGTTGCTCAGAAGCGGGCTTGACAGCGCTTTCATGGTGGCGTGGGCAAGCCATTGCTTTGCGCGCCTGGCCTGAGTTTCATGCTGCGAAAACCCGGCTGGTCCACCGCCTCCAAAGTCTGCGGCGTTTGCCACCTCACGGCCGTCAGGTCCAATCAGTACGGCTATCACGCCTGCTGGTGTTGTGCTCATGTCGTCTTTGTCCTCTCAGTTATTCGCTGATGCCTTGTAAATCAACGGCTTAGGGAAGGATGGGGCGGTGTTATCCGACATGGCGTGTCGTATAAATTGTGTTAGAGCGCAGCACCTGCGTGAACAGTGCGGCCCCAAGGGCGCGTCCCAAATTCGGTTCGGTGAATGCTGCGTTTGTGTGTTCTGGCAGTCGCCGACCGTCCGCGCCGTAGTACATCGGGCAGGCCCAAAACCCGCGACTTTCGCGGCCAGCCAGAATGTCTTCTAGGGTCTGCATCTCTGTCTGAATCCAGTGCCCGCCTTTCTCGCCGCAGTTTTCGCAGGTATGGGCTTGCAACCGTGCAACGTGCGCCAAGCCCTCCAACCACCGGGCGTTTGCCCTGTTCTTGTTTCTCTGATTTCTGTTCATGGATTCTCCAAAAGCGCTCTAACTCTGTGCTCCAGCGGGACGCTTTCAGCGCCGCTGAGCGTCGGTGTTCGGCAGCATCAGACGCGCCGGGCGTGCCGCACGTTCTCGTAGACCTCAAAGGCCCGAGTCCTGTCTGGTCCAACATCGCACAGCCCGGCGTAGGCGTACCAAGCACGCTCGGCTGCGGTCAGTGCGTCGTGGGCTGCTTTGCGAGCTTCTGCCAGTTGGGCTTGAGCCTGTTCGGATGGCTGTCGAATACCAAATTCCTCCCGGACGATTTGGGCTGCTGTTTGTTGTGGCATGGTGTTTCCTTTCTCGGCACTGCCGAACTGGTTCATGCAGCGGACGTGTCGCCGCTGATGGCGGCGTTCGGCCGCGCTAGTCTCCGGGCGTCATCGACAACGGCGCGGGCCGCTGATCTGCTCGCCCATCGGAAGTCCTTAAGAACTTCAAGGCCGGTGCGTGGGTCGCGTGCTATCCATCCCCAGCCGGGGTCATATTCGACCGTGCGAACGCGCCGCCCAACAGGTCGCTCGAAAGAACGGCCCTCGGTGGTTGTGGTTGTCATGTTGGTCATTGGCCGTCTTTCAGCTTTGTGTTCGGCATCAGGTGCCCACACGCTCGGTCGTACCCTTCCAAGTAAACTCGCCATCGGCGCCCACCGGGAAGTGCGTGCGGCAGATCGCGCAGAACGTGCCGCTGTAGAAGCCCGGGTCACGCGCATAGGTCTCGGCCAGTGCCAGGCCCATCGTGGTGGTGCCGCCGCACTTGTCATGCACGTAGGACTGGCGCACGGGGCGCACGAAGCCCTTGGCGCGTTCCTCGGCGCTCAGGACCACGTATCCCTTCTGCTGCCCAGTGGCAGGATCAATTTCGCGGTGGTCTGGCGTGACGGGCGAGCCGTCTGTCAATGTGGTGGTGCTCATTGCTTTTCAGTCACTTCAAAGTTGAAAGTGCCGTTCGTCACGCTCATCGCGCAAACGTAGCGGCCCGTGTCATCGACCTCTTGAACAGGGATCGTCACAGTGCTGCCAAGTCGGCGCAGCAACACGATCAAAAGCTGGTCTTTGAAGTTGTCGATCACGTCAGCGTGAATGCCTGCGCCAGCGGCGCGTGCTGCATCGGTTCCTGTTCCCATATCAGTCCTTTCTCGGCAGTGCCGAACTTGTTAATCGACCGCACGCTTCGCGTCGGTCATCGTGGTGTTAAGCCACATCGTGGTACGCGAACTCAATACGCGTCACCATGGTTTCGGGAGTGCATCCCTTGTGTGTGGCGCAGAAGAAGTCCACAAACGCGCTGGGCCAGCGGTAGTCGGGGTGGGCGCCGAAGCCCTCAAGCTCGCATTCAACAAACCCGTACTCGGTGTCATCCAGCATGGCGCGCAATGGCTCGCGCCTGATGCTGACCACGGTGATCGGATCGCGTAGAACATCGATCTTTTCTCCAGGCCGAAGGCCCATGCACTTGCGCACCGGGCGCAGTTGCTGCCCTGGTTTCAAGTTCACCCAGCCGAGGCGCCGCGTGACGGTCTTTGTGCCTTCCATGATCTGATTCGTGGTCAGGGCAAAGCTAATGTTTCTCATGTCATTCTTTCGGTGTGTGGCTTAACTCTGCGGCCCAGCCGGACCTACGGCCGCTGGCCTTCGGTGTTATGCCAAGCTGCAATCTCTTCTGGCGTGGCTTTTTGTTCATGGTCACAGTGCTTGCAGACCATCCGTGAAAATTCCTTCGGCCAGCTTTTGCGAAACACCATCTCGTGCTCCGCGCCGTTCAGGCAGTCGGCTTTGCTGGGTTCGTAGTCAAAACTGATGTGGGTTTCAAACACGAACGTCTTCTCGCACTCGCTGCATTCGTGCTCGTGCCTCACGCCTTCAGCGTATCCGTGGCCGTCATCGTGGCAAACCTCTTGATCTGCTCCGCAGTACGGGCATTGCATATCGCTCACTGTTTTCCTTTCTCGCCCGTCAGGGCATAACTCTGTGCTCCAACGGGACGCTTTCATCGCCCCTGAGCTTCGGCGTTAACCCGCGATCATCTTTCGAAGCATCAGCAGCACAGCCTCCTGCATCACTCGCTCAATGCTTCCCTCTGGAGTAGCAATAGCGGCAAGGTTGTCGTGCGCGGCGGTCAGTTCTTCAATCGTTGGCATGGTCTTTCCTTTGGTGGTTACTTTTTGATTCCGTGGTCGGTTGAACCAAACCAGAAACCATGTTGTCGATCTGTGAAATCACGCCAGCAGTGGTGTCGCATGGCACCCAAACAACGTGGCCAGATGCGTAATGTTCTTCATGCGCAAAGTGCTTCTTGAATAGCGCCGTGGCAAGGCTTACCGCCTCGGCATATGCTGGCTCTTGCTGCCGGGTGTAGAGCGGGATAAGCCCATGCACATGACCACCATCAAGCTCGCTAGATGTGTAGGCGCAGTCCATATCCTCATCTAGCCACGCCACCGGCTCGTCTTGCGCTGGCTCTTTCTGCGTGGCCGCGCGGTTTCGCTCGGTTGCCAGTGCCTGAAACCATCCAAATGCGTATGCGGTTCTCTCTGCTTCTGTCTTGCACTCTGGCGGTGCTGGGATGGTTGGCTTCTCTACCTGCTGCAAAAGCTCCTCACGCAAGCCCGGATGCTTTGCGATCAGTTCAGCGAACAGGGGTTTGTGCGCTACCTGCTGGGCTGGCTGTGGTGCCGCGAGCGCTGCGGCAATCTCAGAGTAGACAAGGTGCGGTGTGTGGCGCCCGACGTATTCAAGCGCAGCATTCAGTGCAAGGCTTCGTTCCGGCACAGCAGGCACAGGCGCGATGGCCTGGATAGCTGCTCTGATTATTTGCTCACATTGACTGCGCAAAATTTTCGGAAGGATGTTGCGAGTTGCAAGCATGGCTGCGTCAACCATTGCAATCATCTGCTCGCGCTCGGCTTGCTCATTCATGCTTTCTCTCCCTTCAATGATCGGATGGCTTCAGACACATGCACAAGGCAGTCAAAACAAGCGGCCTGCTCGTCCGTCCACATGCGCCCGCCGCTTGGCTTCGCGTCGTCGCACACCTTCGCAGCCTCTTCCAGCACCAGGGCGGCGAACGACTGGATTTCGGCATCGGTCACAAGCCATCGGCCAGATGTCCCGCGTCCTGCTCCAGCCTCACGCGCCAGCCGTTCAATGTCGAGGTTCATGCTTTCTCTCCCATAGATGCGTCGATGGCAGCGTCTAAAGCCTCTCCGTAATTCGGCTCGTGATTTGGTCCAAAAATCACTGTCGTCCTCCGGTTCGGTTTTTCTTCAGTGGGTGTTGGAATCTCCACAGTCAGAGGCTTTCCTTTGCGCCACTCGCGCCACCGATCCGCTTCTTTGCGCAGCGCTTCAATCTCTGCCCGCAAACCATCGGCTTCCTTGGCAAACGCCACCGCATCGGCTACACGGTCGCTGGCTTGCTGCATCCAGCTATCCCGGTCTGCTTTCAGTGCTTCAATCTCTGCGTGCTGGCGGATGAGTTCGTCGGCCATGGCGTTACCAGCATCAACGTGCGCTCGGGTCGTCATGGAGTTTTTCCACTGATCCGCCAGTTCCAATGCCTTGCTCATTTCTATTCCTCCCGTGCCTTGAGCATGGCGTCTGCCACGGCGTATGCGTAGAGTGCGAACTCATCGGTATTCGCTTGTACTTCAGATGCCAATAGGCCTTGCATCGCCTTTGCTGCGAAGTAGTCACGCAGGGTCATCCCGTCGCATGGGGCCATTCCTTGCCATGGCTGGCCGGGTTGCAGCGGGATTGGAAACGCTGGAATGTCGTTGTTGCTCATTTCGCCACCTCCACAAACGGAACGCCATGCAAATCGCCTGCAATCTTGCATTCCCAATCGTTGACAAAAGGCCCGTATCCGCCTTGAGATTCAAGACTGTTCTTATCAAACACAAGCCACCATGCATTCCACTGTGGCGAGAAATACCAGCGTAATTTATTCATTTCGCCCCCTTAATGTCGTTGATCATCCGAGTTAGAAGCTGAATCTCTGTCAGATAGTCTGCCAGTACAGACGGCTCCCACATCAATGAACTGTCAATGTCGTTAAGCATCCGCGATGCTGAGTCGCGTGCTTTTCTCGCTGTTTCATCTCTCGCCTTGTACAGCGCAGATAAACGGCCTTTGCGGGCCATTTCTGATTCATCGGCAAGGTCTCTGGGATCATTTCGGAATGCTTTCGCCTGAGGATTTCTGACGCGGCTCTAAGTCGGAATCACGAACCCTGTCATCAGGAACCCACCGACCGTTAGGCGTTTGAACCAAGCAACCCTGAATTGGTCCCCAGCTTGTCTGCATTCCACTTTTCCCCCATCGGCTTCCACAACTCCAAGATGAAAAGACAACCGAAACAATCAGCACAATAACCAAAAGAACTGTGTAAATCACAAGCTCTGCATATCCGAGTTGTTTATTCTTCAATTTGCTCTCCTGAATTAAAACGGGATGTCATCATCCATGTCGTCGAATCCGCTGCCAGCCGGTGCGGCCTTCGCAGGCGCAGGTGATCGGGCTGTTGCTTGACGAGGCGCGGCGGCTTGTCCGTCATCACGACCGCCCAAAAGCTGCAACTCAGTCGCAACAATGTCGCAAGTGTTTTTCTCAATGCCGTCTTTGTCTTTGTAACTGCCGTATTTCAATCGGCCCTCAACATAGCAAGGCTTCCCCTTTTTCAGATACTCGCCTGCGATTTCCGCAAGCCGTTCATAGAACGTAATGCGGTGCCACTGCGTGTCTTCAATGGTCTCGCCGCTGTTCTTGTCCTTGCGTCGGCTGGTGGTGGCTATGCTCACGTTTGCAACCGCCTTGCCGTCAGGCATGTAACGCACCTCGGGATCGCGCCCACAGTTGCCGATAAGTTGAACCTTGTTTAGTGATGCCATGATGTTCAGGTGGTTGGTTGAAGTGATTTCTTGTGCTTTGTCAAAGCGGTGCGGACTTGGGACGGGAGCATGCCCCAGCAGGAAAAACGCTCGGTTGATTGCTCATCCAGTCCGGTGTATTCGTCATACGCGCCGATCAAGTCGTCAGCGTTGAATCGGTCAATGATGGCTTGAGCCACCTTGTCAACAACCGTTTTGCGATCAGGAGGCAAGGCGTTGTAATCCTCCCGCATGGCGTCTTTGCCTGAAACGACATTCTTGGGCTTTTCTCCGGTGTCCTTGACAATCTTCGCCTTTCCTGCGTCTAAGCCGTCATGCTCGACAATCTCAAGCGCTGTAACCCACAAATACCGACGTAGGTAGGTCTGCACCGCTCCAAGGTTTTGCACCTCATGGCAAGCCTTTAGTTTGGCTGTAGACATGGGGGAAGTAATGATGATCTGTGAACCGTCGACAAGGTCCGTTATCGTCATCGTTGCAAGTTCAACGCCAAACGACACGATTGCCGATAGCTCAATCTCATGAAAAATCTCAAGCGCCGGGACAAGAAAATCGGCCAGCTCGAAGTAGTCATACTGGGAAAACGAGTTGTACCCCGTCTTTTTTAAGCCGCGCTCATGAAACTTTGCGCGGGCTTGGTTTAGTTTTCTGTAGACGCTCATTTCAATACACCACAATAGAAACCAGCCCGCGAAGCTCTGGCGTGGCATACCAGACCACCAAAGCCAGTGCGCAGACAAGCGCGATAGCAACAACCATCGAAAACGCTGAATAAGGCTCATCTCCAGCGTATTGAATCGGGCAATCGCGGCCTTGATTGCAATCGCCGCTACAACACCCGCCAACAC